GTGCTTCGTTAAGTTCTTTGCCTTTTCCGACGTGCTTGGTTTTCTTTACTTTATTTGACCTGTACGTTTGCAATTCTTCCCTTGAAGTATCACATTTTTTGCAGTCATTCACGCAATTAAAAAAGTTCGGACGACCTTTATACAAACCAAGCGCACAACTGCCACGCATAAATTCGCCTTCGTTATTCCAATGTTTGCATTTTATATTCATTGCGCTATTATCGTAAAAGGCCCGAATGTATGATCTGATCCGCCGCCGCAGAGCTCGTAATCGTCCTCGGGGTCGCAAGCGGTGCCTCCGTAATAAATACCGGAGTAGTAACCGGGACCTGAAAAGTCGCCATCATATAAACGATAACCTGCATCACAAAACACTGGTATTGCACCACCTTCACATTCCAATACCCAGCCTGATAGAGAATTCCCCTCGGCTGCTTCGTAACTCCAATAAGATCCATCTTCCCCATCAGTATTGTACTCTAAAGAAAATACACCCAACACTACATCATAAGGGGCAGTGCCATACACTTCATAAGTAGTTGCATCCCTTGTTGTGCAATCCCCTATCAATGGGCAATGCAGTCCATCAGGATCGGTACAATCGCAACCGCAGCTACCGACTCCGCCGCTGAAAGATTTTTCAGGTCTGCCATTTGCACCTTTTCTTGGCTTAGTCATTATACGCAGTCGTCCAATTCTAGAAGTTCAGGTATTAGGTAATAATTTGCACCTATTTTTTGTACATGGATATAACCGTTATTTGACAATGTTGGCGCATGATCTGCGAGTGTTACGCTTGCCTTGCTTGCCCTTAAATAAACGTCAAATGCGCTCCCGACTAGGTTTGGCGTTGGCGTTACCTCATCGACCAATGTCGCGCTTATTGTCGCAGATGTTGCCGATGGCGCTGTTGTGATCTTTGCGCGTTTAACCCCGCCGCCGCGTCCGCCTACATGATGCGGACTCGCACGCCTATCGGTAGCAATAATGCTTTTGACTTGCCGCTCGATGCGCTTAACCGCAAGGACAATGCGGCGCGCTCCTTTTTCATCAAAACCAAAAGTGGTCATAAACTACACTCTCGCGTCTGCAATTGTTAAGTCGACATCTTTTTTATCCCTAACATATACAACGCTTATTTCGTCTACGCCTGTATCATCTGTTTCGGCGGCATTGAGCCTGACGTAACCAAAATCCTCTGCTAAGTCGCTACCTTCACATTCAAGAACAAATACCGCCCCTGCAGCTGCATCAGCGGCCAATACTGCGATCACCTTGCTCCCTAACACTTGAGCCGCTAACCCATTACCGTCTTTGGCTTCCTCGATCTGCAATGTATCTAGCGTATCAGCGGCGTCAAACGTATTAATTGTGACATAAGCCAAAAATGACTGCCGCCCAGCTAATCGCACCCATCCACTGTTACCGCTAACGGTTTCTAAATCACTGCCACCAATATCTACCTTCACGTACGGTTGCGTAATAATATTATTCTGCGATATATTTCCTGATTCAATAGCCATTACGTTAAATCCTCTTTGTTAAAATCCATTGTTTCATATAGTTCAAAATATGTGTAACTTGGGGTTGTTGTTGTGTTTAAAGTGCCATTTGCGTTTAACCATACCGGTTCGTTTAATGCGTTATCGTCTGCATCTTTAGCGATTTTAATATCACTTCCATCTTTATATCGATACCCCTCGTTTAAAACTTTTCGTTTCCAGCCATCGGTTCTAAAATCAATCGTAATGGTTAGTTTAAAATAATTGTCGCCGTTGTTGTCCCATTCTTCTTGGTGCTCAACATTAGCTATACGCGCAATATCAGGAGCAATCGATATACCGTCAACTCTCCATGCCACCTGGTTAACTTTGCCAAACCAAGTATGCGCTGTATTTGGACTAAATTTGTCTACATATTTAGTAATTACAACCTGATTGTCGTGATGTTCTCTAATTAATGGTGGATCAAATCCCTCGCCTGCTGGGTTAATGATCGCGTTATCGTTTACATCGGTGTCAACTGGTACATCTGAAGTGATAACGCGCCAATCGTACCGCGTAGGCTTATCGTCGCCCTCTTCCTGTTCGTCTTGGCTGCGCACTGTTTGCCTGCCCCACTCGCAATCTACATACCAAGTGGAAAGCTCAGCTGTACTAACTGGCGCCGCAGACTTATTTAGCATAAACAGGCCGGGCTTATCTGGATGCCTCGCGCCAAATGCCAAATCCCCGCCAGTTTCGTCTAATACCCGAAACTCTGTCATTTGCTCGCTAAATTTAAATAGATATCTACGCGACGCTGTATACCCGCCAATGCCGCGCTTTCCGCTTGCTGCGATCAATGATTCGGTTTCAATTGTTGCCATTTAAGCTCCCGTAAAACTAAACTGCGGCATAACGCCAGATTGCATCGCTTCTAATAGGCCGTTACCTTTTTCGATGGCCACAACCATTTTCTCCTGCAGCTTGCTCTGTTTTTTCGTTTCTTGCACTTGCGGTGATAGGTTTTTTGCGCTGTGTGTTAAAAATCTACTTTGATCGGCGCCTAATGAACTTGCTGCCGCCGGTGAACTTTCCTTTGGTAACATTTTACTGTAGTCAAAGTCATTATTGCTTACTGACGGTGCCAGGCTTACATTTGGCTTATATGTGCCGCCGGTAGCTGTTACTGCTTGCGCTGTTTCGGTAGAAACTACTGCAGAATCAGCTATTTTTTTCGCATTTACCGCTGCTTCTTTTCTGATATTGGCAAACATGTTTTTGACGCCAGTGGTCGCCAAGTCTTTTGTTGCAGTTGCCGCCAAATCTTTAGCGGCATCTGCTGTTTGAATGGCCATGCCAGCGACAAGATCCTGTAATCCTGTACCCAGTGACACATTAACCCCTGGTATTAAATTCACTAAATTAAGTATGCCGCGCGATAATACTTCGATACCGACTAAAATACCCGTTGTGACACCCAACACAACCAACTTGGTCGTTTTCCAAACTAATTGAAATGCGCGTACCGGGATCGACAAATAAGCAAACCCGTTGGCCATCATCTCGACGCCGCTTAATATTTTACTGGTAACACTTCCACCTGATTTTGCCATGTCAACCAAATAGCTTGTTGCCGATTGTATGTATGGTGCAAGCGCGATTGTGATACTATTACCGACACCTGTAAATAATTGACCTAACCGGTGAACCGAATCATTAGCCGCTTCAATCTTTGCAGCATCAACCCGATTAAACGATACGCCAAGCGCTTTCGCCTCGGCTGATGTCTTGTTTAATCCTGCACTTCCAAGCGCCAATGTATTAACAAGCGCTAAGCCTGATCGACCAAATATATCTGCCGATACGCTCGCTTTTTCGCTTTGCGTGCTTAGTTTGTTTGTGGCGTCTGCAATAATACTAAATTGTGACGCTGGATCCATACCAACCAGGTCGTTTATATTTAACCCTAGCCTTTTGATCGCATCGCTCGCGGCGCTTGGCCCCTCGATCGCTTCGCCAACAGACCTGTTCATTTTCTCGATGGCTTTGTCCATATTGGCGCCACCAGCACCCGTAAGTTCTGCAGCGTGCCTTAAACCTTGCAGCGCTTCCGTAGATGTGCCCAATCTGTCTGCGAGTTTAGCTGTGGCATCAATAGCGCTTAATGATTCTTTTACTACGCCAACTAATTTATATGCGCCAACAGCGGCCCCCATAGCACCAAGTCCAGCGGCCGCGCCTTTTAATGATAATCTAAAGCCACCCACGCCCTGCTTACTTTTGCGGATCTTCTTGTCAAATTGTTTTGTCTCGGCCCTTAAACCAACACCGATAACTCCTAGAAGTCCCATTTAATCAGTCTCCATGCATTTTGGCAAATGCCATCAATTTATTTTTCATATCATTTGCCGTTTGTGGTTGTTCAAATCTTAATACAAATTTATCCAGCGCTGCGTTCTTATCTCCAGCTGAAGCTGCCACGACTTCGCAGATTCGCGCTGCTTGTAAGTCGCCTCTTACTGTGCCAAATGGCTCGATTGAGTAATACGCTTTCCATTCTTGGATTTCTGAACTACTCATTCTCAATAATAATTCTTTAACGGTGCAACCGAGTAAAATCGCCAACTTAAATAAAAATTGCCGGCTCGGTTGCTCCCTTAGTTTTTTTCAAGTTCGCCCACATCTTCATTTGCCAGCCTATTAAGTTTGATAGCCGCGTTATATATTCGCATAAGTGGCCGATGTGATTTTCCCAGCAAGTCGCCGAGATCGCTCATTTTAAACATCGGGGAACCGTCTTGATTGACAACTGAGATCGCGATCATTTCGCCTAGCGTGACAGCGCTGTCAGCGTTTGGTTTTTGAGCCTTTGATTGCCATTTCTCTAAACTGGCTCCGCTTAACTCTCTGATTGTTATATCACCTTCCCACTCAGGGATATTGATAACCTCGGTTTTCAGGTCCGCTTTTTTTAAGATTAAATCTTTGTTTAGCATTTTATGATCCTAGTGTGAATGTTGGTTTTCCGCTTATTGCTATCGTGTAGGTCATTTCAACTTTATCGTCTTGGCCTAACTCGCCGATTGATAATGATGATATATACCCGACAAAGGTAAATTTGCTTTGCGTAGTGTCAAAATCGTCAACGCTAATCACCCAAGAAACTGCCGGACCGCCTACATCTGTGATCGACGGTATTTTATTTGTTGCGTTTGAATAAATAGCTGTAACTTCAATTTCACTTGTTTCATTTTTTCCGGCCATCTTGTCTGCTACTTTATTGGCCGATGCTAGAGTTGTGATATCAATTACATCGCAGCTTACTCCGGGAATACTTACTTTCTTTACGTCGCCAATAATAATGCTTTCAGGGCCAGCTGTTACGATTGTCCCGCCAAATCCTAATTGTCCTGCCATAATAATATTCTCCTAATGCTTACGGTGCGTAAACTGGTAATGATGTTAATGTGATTGTATAACTGATCTCAATTTGACCATCTTCGGTCAGCTCACCAGCTTCGATATTTGAAATGAACCCACTAAACACAAGTGTTCCTGTATCGTCGTAGGTGACCGTCCATGTCTCCGCGGCTAGACCTAAGCTGCCGTATAACGGAACTGTCGTTGCTGTTGACTCGTAAAGCGCTGTTACAGAGCACTCTCCAGCGTCAATTTTACCGCCAGACTTTTCACTATATTTATCAGTGCTTGATAATGATGTTATGTCGATATTGTCTGCAGCGACCGTCGGTAAATCTATTTTGGTTACCGTTCCAAGCGACGTAGTTGTTGATCCCGCTATAGTTGCGCCAAATCCTAATTGTCCTGCCATTTTTTATACCTCGTTATAATGTACCTCAGCGTCAACTGCGATTCCGTACCGCTTTGCTGTGCTGTCGTTGTCGTTTTCGTAGCCTAAATTGCTGTCGCCTATTATTTTGCAACCTAACA